TAAAACTCCGGCGATAAAATCTGAAAGGATCTGATAAAATGATTTATATTGATAAGTGCCGCACCGACCTCGGTGTTACCGTGGACGAGTGGGCGGTTGATGATAGATGTCGGTTCTCTGATTCCGGCAAGGTCGGCATAGGGACTGGTGTTCGTGTGCTCGATATTACTGACAAGTTTGGCGATGTTCTGGTTCGCCTTGTGATTTCGGATTCCTGCTCTGACAATGTCAGCAGGTTCTCCTGCAGGGAGGTGTTGTCTCATGAATAAAGAATTGCTTGAGCCGATCATGCGTGCTCACGGAGATAAAAATAAGGACTTGGCTGCGGCCATTGGTATGTCCGTTCCGAACTTCTCCACCATCTGGAATGGTCGTGGCGAATTCGCTCTGAAGTATATCCGTCTCATTGCCCGGAGGTATTCTCTTACCCCGGAGCAAGTCTATAAAATCTTTATCTTTCCGCAGGGGTAATCATTGCCCCTGTTTTTTCTTTGGCTTTCAAATCTGCCCCATTTAGGCAATAAAAAAGACCCAGTGGGTGTTTGTTCCACTGGGTTGCTTTTCGTCTTATTCTGGCGGTCACGGTGTGCCACGCTCTGGGTTCTGCATTGCAGTGTTCCCGACATTTATATCGGTCACATCGTCCGAGTGCTTACCCCCTTTAGAACCCCCTCTGCGGCACATCATACCTCCACTCTTTTTATAAGTCAATCGCCAATTACAGAAGTTCATTGACCTTCTTCTGCACGGCTGCGTAGTCGTATCCGGCTGCCTTCAGCTTCTGCTTTCTGGTTTCGCCGTTGCCCCACTTACCTGCGATCACTTCCTTGGCTACCTCAGTAATGCTTTTCTGCGGTTTTACTCCAAGTTGTGCATTGACCTCTTTCTGGACTGCATCGTAGTCATATCCTGCTGCCTTGATGCGGTTCTTTCTGTCATCGCCATTTCCCCACTGTCCTGCAATGACTTCCTTGGCGATTTCTGCCACGCTCTTTTTCGGTGCGGAGGTTGCTCCTGCAAGGCGGTTCACTTCTGCCTGCACCGTTGCGTAGTCATATCCGGCAGCAGCCAGTCTATTCTTGCGGTCATCTCCGTTTCCCCAGTCTCCTGCAAGCACTTCCTTTGCCACCTCAATGACGGATTTCTTCTCGCCCTGGTTCTCTTTGGTTTCCTCTCCGTAGTAGTAGTCCATATCTACCTTGCCATCGATGCCGCTTACTGTTCCGGAACTGGTGTACTGGTGGAATGCGCAGTCATAGTCCGGAGATCCTGTGTAATCTGCGAGCCAGTACACATACTTGGAGAGCACTTCGTCCGAATACATATTTCTGTGGTAGTCGATGTTGGAATAAACACCTGCCTTGTATCCGTGGCTTTCCACGTACTCACAGAATGCCTTTGTGAATGCGATGCACTCATTCTTTCCGAGGGTCACTCCCTTTGCCTTGGCTTTCTTTACGGTGTCGTACTCAAAATCGTAGAATACGATCACATCTTTTCCGAGACCTGCCTGTTCCATCTGCTTGATGCAGAATGCCGCCTCCTGCGCTGCCTGTTCTGCGTTGAGTGCATAACTGAAATGATATACTCCCTTGATCTCGATGCCATTCTTTCTACAGCCATCCACATACTGGCGGAACTTTGCGTCTACCGTCTGTGCGTATCCTTCACGGAGGATTGCGAACTTGATGCCGTCTGCTGCTACTCTGGCAAAGTCTACATTGCCCTGCCAATATGAAATGTCCATACCTTTGATTGCCATATCTGTTTCCTCACTTTCTGTAATAAAATAGGGCAGCCTACTGGCCGCCCTGCTGCGTATGTTTCCTGTTACTGTTCCTCGGTATCATCCGAAGCACCGATGTTAGCGGAGTCGGTCAAGCCTTCCCCGATGATGTAAGCCACCGCGGACGCTCCTGCCATAATCAGTGCAGTTACCTGCGTTGCCGTGTTATCTGTTCCGCCTGTGGCGAGGATCATCATTGAGACAAATGATGCCACTGCCGTCCACAGTTTTCTGCTTGTGAGTTTTCTTACCCAGTCGATTTTCTTCATTGCTTTGTCCTCCTGTTATACAATTTGTTTAAGTGCCTGTTCGTTCAAAAAGTCCTTCTGCTCATGCTTGACTTTCTGAGCGTAGTCGAGTGCTGCGTGCATATCCCCATTGCAGTGTGCGTCCGGGATTCTCTGCACCGCTCTGGCTGTCGCTTCTCCGAGTGCCAGGGAAGCATTGACGCAGTTGATGATGCAGAGTTCATTCTTCTCTCGGATCTGCTCTCTGGCATCTACTTCCTTCTGCCGTTCTTCCCGCTCTGCTTTTTCCTTGTCGGCACGCTTCTGTATACTCTGCTCGATGAGCCAGAAAAAGAAGCCAGTCAGTGCCGATGGGATACTCGCTGCCACGATGATTGCTGTCACATCCATGCGCTGCACCTCCTCTCTAAAAAGACCGCCCTGTCCGGACGGTCTTTAATTCTGATTTAATTTCTCACACCGCTTGCATGGGTACTGCGTCATCGGTATGTGGTAATTTGTGCAGTGGGCACAGGTGCCGCTTTCCTTGCAGTCGAGGTCACATTCTTTCATGTGCTTATGGCAGTACCTGCTCCCATGTGCGTGGATACATTGGAAGTTATTTTGCCTTGGTTTCTGCCTTGTACTTCTCGCCTGTGATTTCCTCGTACTCTGCTTCATCAATAGTTCCCTTCTCCACTCTGGCTGCGATCTGCTCCTTTGTCAGCCTGCCTGCGGTATAAAGTCTTTTCAGACTGTCGATTAATGTTCTCATTATAACAATCCCTCCTCGATAAGCTGTGCGGTGTAATCATCAATCGCCTTGTCGGTGTTGATCTGCTTGATGGATTCCAACATCTGGTATTCCGATACAGTGATTTCCCTGCTATCGCACTCCCAGTCGGTGTAGGCTTCCATGCCCTCGGTTGCTTCGTGCTGCACTTTCTCGATGTTCTTTCTCTGGATGTAGATGCCGTCAGCCACAAGCTGCAGCTCCTGCGGCTCCTCGGAGCATCTTTCCTTGGTCCATTCCTTCATGGTTCTGCCTCCTTTTGATTTTTGATATTATTTTCTTAAGCCGGCCCACATGGATATAAGGTTTTATCCTGCTCTGGTAACAGTCGTATGTGTCCGTGCAGGTAAACCATCCCATGTACGACAGCATGGCTTCGATGTGTCTGTGAAAGTATCCACGGTTTGCTTCCTTTGACCTCTCCATCTTCTTTGCCAACCGTGTTGCGGATAGCATGATGTTCTTTCTGATCAGCGTCTTGTTTCTGTAAAATATAAAACCCATGAAGTCCAGTGCCCTACCTATCTTCCGCTTGCCCTTCTCGTAGTAAAGTTTGCAGACTTGGTAGTTGTGCTTCAGCTTTAATCTGAAACGCTGACCGAGTATCTTCCTTATCTCCACGATGGCTCTCTGGAGGACTTTCTTGCTGCTTGCGAATATGACGATATCGTCCATGTACCTTTGCAGCTTTGGCAGACCGAGCACCTCTGTGATCAGTCGGTCGAGTGGTTCTAAGAGGTAATTTGCCAACCACTGGCTGATGTAAAATCCGAGAGGGATTCCTTTATTAAATCCCTGTAGGCATAATCCGATGATGTATAAAAACCAGTCATCCTTGATTAGGATTGCCAGTTCCCTCATCAGAATTTTCAGCCGGATACTATCATAAAAGTGCCGGATATCCATCTTTGCGAAGCACCGTGTTCCCTTCGGGTCATGCAAAAGCCACCGCTCTATCTGTCTCTTTCCGTAGTGTGCTCCACGCTTTGGGAACGAACCGCAGGAGTATGGATAGGCTGTGGCTGTGATGATTGGCTCTAGTACCAGAACGATGATGTGGTGCAGCCATTGTTCATGGATTTCTGGCATATAAATTTTTCGTCTTTTCCCATGTTCGAAGATGATCTTCGGGGTTCTTTTCTTTGGTTTGTATGCCAGTTCCGGGTGTGGGACGTCCACTCCCTCCGGCTTTGTGTTTAGGATCATGTCGTACATTTTCTGCACCTCATCATCGAGGTGTGCGTCTATGTACTGGATCTCTTTTCTCTTGGTTTTTCCTTTGCGTAATTTCTTATATGCTTTCCGAATGACATCATCCTTCAGCATTTGTTGATACAGATATTTGTACTCTTTGTGACCGTGTTCCGGTTCATTACGCAGATGGATTTCTGTGTGTGTTTTTCGCATTCTGCTGAGTACTCCTATAAGATATTTTTTCTTCTATCTCCTACGCACGGCAGGTGCGACCGCTTTACCGTGCGTCCTGTGTCGGACTCATTTCCACTCATCTTCCCAGTAATGGTGAGTAAACCTTGTTTCAAAGGTCAGCGGTGTAGGAAGCAGGACTGCTTTGGGTTGTTATTCCGTTTAAGATAGAATAAGGCGGCCCCGATGTTCCAGTTGGCATTCCCGGCAGTGTTGTTCACATTCAAGTAGCGCAAACCATCATTCGTACCGTTGTTGCCGAACCGAAGGGCGACCGCCCGAGGTGACGCAGTCCTGCGCCCCTGTTATTCTTCCTTACGCTATTAAAATCCGATTTTGTTCCACTGGGGGAATTCTGCTGACGCAGACCCCCAGACCCCCTATCACGGTGTCTTGCTTACGCTGCGACCCCGACAGGTGGTAAAAGAAGGACGGCGGCCCCGATGCTCCAGTCGGCATGCCCGGCAGTGTTGTTCACAATCAAGTAGCGCAAACCATCAATCGTACCGTAGAGGCAATCACCGAACCGACGGGCGACCGCCACAATCTCGACATTCTGCCACAATCCGTCACATCCACCTGTTGATGTACTTCCCTTGCATGGATGAACCGGAACTACTCCGAAGCCGGGAACGGTCTGGTACTTGTGCGGATAGAAAATACCTGTTTTCTGGGTACTTCCGTCATCGTTAAGCACCTTCGGAAGGCTGATGCCTGTATCCTGGTACTTCGCTCCGGTCACATCGTAGGTGTAGTTCTTGCTGACCTTGTATCTGCCATTCACGAGCAATGTGTACGGGTCACGCATCCACTGCTGATATGTTCCAAGGACGATGGAGTGGAAGATCTTGTTGAGTGACTTCGCATCCTTTGTTCCGTAGAACTGTCCGCCACCTACGACTGCGTTCTGTTTCACTCCGTTGGTCGGCGCAAGGCTCGCATCGTATCCGCTTGAATTTCCATAGCCGTATGCTTCCTGTGAGTTCGTGCTCTTTGCGAACATGATCAGAAGGTCAGTGATTGTCTGAACAATTCCGCCACCGAGGAATGCTGCACGGCTTGAGAAGTTTACGATTGCGGTATGCTCTTTGTCTGTGGTGTTATTGTAGCAAGGCTGCAATCCTGCCAGAGACACCATCTTTGGTGTGGAGGTATCTGCTCCGAGGATTGAACCGTAAAACATCGGAATCCATACACCCTCCAGTACATTGTTGTTCGGGTCTTTAAATCCGACAGGCTCGAATCCGTCTCTTTCCCTCATGGAGAATTTAACGACACGATCATTGCCGAGCATATACTCCTGCTTGTAAATCTTGGCAAGCCACGAGAACGCTCCGCCGTTGTAGCTTGTGTTGGAAACATCCGAAGCAGTGCCGTCCTCTTTCTTGGTGTAGTCGTTCTCATCCAGTCTGTAGTCCGGTGTTCCGTCTGCCCTTACCATCCACGGCTTATTTGCCACGATGATCGGGAAGTCCGCCCAACTGTTGAGTGTCATTGTTCCGGTGTCCTTGTTGAGTGAAATCGGAGTGAAGTCTTTGTTCTGTCCGATGTATTCGATTCGTGCTGTCGGACTTAAAACATCCATATGCTCAATAAAGCCATAGATTCCGTCTGCGGATAAAATCGCATAGCACTTGTCGAGGGTTTCCTTGTCTGCGATGTATGTCTTTCCCATTATTCCTCTACCTCCTCGTAGTATAAAAGTCCTTTATCCACACCAAGCACATACTTATCCCCAGTGGTCTGGTCGTAAAGGTACATACTGTTTGGTGTTACGATAGTTACATCTGTTGCGTTGGCGACCTCGGTTAAGAAGTCCATGGTAATCGTGGACGGGAGGAGGTCGTTGTAAGCGGGCATA